AGGATCTGTATAAATAGTTCTTGACAATCTTCCTTAAATTGCGTATAATAGTCTTCTAAATTAGTGAGAGAACCAAAATGCGTGCATTTTTAGATAAAGCCAGTGAATTATACTACGAAGGCAACCCTATTATTTCGGACGAGGAGTTCGATATTCTAGCTGAGAAGCATCAGTACAACACTGTGGGATATACAGTTACGGACGCAGTTCCGCACTTATACCCAATGTACTCGTTGCAGAAATGCTTCGACCTTGCTGAAGCTCCTTTAGATGTTGAACGCTGTGTTTGTACCCCTAAATTAGACGGAGCAGCAGTATCTCTTCTATATGTTGACGGAGACCTACAGTTAGCATTAACTCGCGGAGACGGCAAACAAGGAAGAGACATCACCGATAAGATGAGAGAGCTAGTACCAGAGTCAATCAATGGTGCTCACTTTTTGCAGATTACTGGTGAAGTTGTTGCCCCAAGTAGTATTCCTAACTCTAGGAACTACGCTGCGGGTGCGTTGAACTTGAAGGACATGGAGGAGTTTCTGAAACGAGACCTCGTCTTTGTAGCCTACGACAAACACCCCCATAACCAAGCGAGCTATCATAATTCTATGAGCGTTCTCTGGCACTTGGGCATGAATGTTGTTACTAAGTTTGATGCCACAGATTTCCCCACGGATGGAGAGGTTTATCGCCTTAGGTGTAACGCAGAGTACGAAGAACTGGGGCACACTGCTAAGCACCCCCGAGGTGCGTTTGCGCTGAAGGAGAGGAAAGAGGGTGTAGTAACAACCCTTAATGATGTAGTATGGCAACTAGGAAAAAGTGGAGTAGTCAGTCCAGTAGCAATCTTAGACCCTGTTGTGGTCGGAGAAGCTACAGTTTCTAGAGCAACATTGCATAATATTGAGTATATTCGTGACCTCAATTTAGAGATTGGGTGTCAGGTAGAAATCATAAGATCAGGGGAAATCATACCCAGGGTTGTCAGACGTGTAGAAAAATAATTCTTGACAAAAACCTTAATTCTGCGTATAATACTTATTCAATTTCAGAGGAAAGACCATGACTAAAATCGAGGCTCCAAATAATTGCCCTAGCTGCAATTCGGTTCTTGAAGAAGTCAACTATCTTTTGTATTGTAGAAATCCGAGCTGCGGAGAAAAAGCTCTTAAACTAATCGAACACTTTGCCAAGACACTCAAGATAAAAGGTCTAGGTCCAGCAACTATCAAAAAGTTAGAACTTACAGGTCTTGAAGAGCTGTATGTTTTAGACGTTGATCAGATTGCGGAAGCCCTTAATTCTGGTCGTCTTGCAGTAAAGTTAATAGGTGAGTTAGAGAGGTCTAAAGATGCCCCGCTCAATGTATTATTACCAGCATTTAGTATTCCACTTATTGGCAAGTCAGCAACGGAAAAACTATCTAAAGTCTGCAAAGATATTGAAGAAATAGACTACGATTTATGCCGTTCAGCAGGTCTTGGGGATAAGGCGAGTACTAATTTGTGTAATTGGGTTGAAAACGAGTTTTATCAAGTAAGCCTTCTGCCTTTCAGTTTCGAGTTTGACACCCCGAGCGTGGTACAGAAGGTAAAAGGAGTAGTTTGCATTAGTGGTAAACTGAAAAGTTTTAAATCTAAGGCAGAAGCGAACAATATGCTTGAAAGTCTCGGGTACTTGACTAAATCAAGTTTGACAAAGGATGTTACCTTGTTGGTAAATGAAAGTGGAGTAGAATCCGCAAAAACTAAAAAAGCTAGAGATTCTGGCGTTCAAATTATAAATAATTTATTAGATTTTATTGGAGAATAATAAAATGGCACTTCCTAAGTGGACAGACGAGCGAACGGACGCTCTTACAAATTTCGTAGGTGATGAATCACCTGTATCCCAAGCTACTGTTGCGGAAGCAGCAGGTGAGCTTGAAACCTCTACTCGTTCTATTTCTAGCAAACTGCGAAAAATGGGCTTCGATGTAGAGTTAGCTTCTGCGGCTACCAGCCGTGCGTTTACTGACGCTCAAGAAGCAACCCTAGCCGCCTTTGTTGCTGACAATAGCGGTGAATACACCTATGCTGAGATTGCAGGTCATTTCGATAATGGCGCTTTCTCTCCTAAGTCTATTCAAGGCAAGATCTTGTCAATGGAATTGACAGGTCATGTTAAACCAGCTCCTAAAGTTGAAGCAGTACGTACTTATAGCCCAGATGAAGAGCAAACTTTTGTTAAGCTCGTCAATGATGGTGCTTTCGTAGAAGCTATTGCTGATGCTCTAGGTCGTACAGTTAATTCTGTTCGAGGCAAGGCTTTGAGCCTGTTGCGTTCTGGTGACATTACTGCCATTCCCCGCCAAGAAACCACTAAAGGCTCTTCTAAAGTAGATCCTTTGGCTGATCTATCGGGTATTGGTGATATGACTGTTGACGCTATCGCGGAAGCGATTGGTAAAACAGCTCGTGGCGTTAAGACTATGTTGACTCGTCGCGGCATCACCGCAGCTGACTATGATGGTGCAGCTAAGAAAGAAAAAGCGTCTGCTTAATTTTTCTTAAAACACAAGGGTAGGCTCTACGGGGTCTACCCGACTCTTTAAATTCGGGGGAATTTTATTTGAACATCGCATCTGCGCTGATAAAGCAAGTGCTCGCACTACAGGACTTTCAGACCTGGAGTGTTACGCATAGGCATTATTTGCCAAGTGAGTATCATAGTCTTTATAAGGTTATTGATAAACACTGCGAAACGTTCCATAAGATGCCCACGGTTGAAGATCTGAAGTATGAAATTCGTGATTCAGGTACTCGTGAAAAACTTTTTGCGATTGAAGCTATCGAGGTCGATGCCGACCCTGCAATGCTTCTTCAGTACTTGAAGAACGAATATACTCAGAAAGAAATTCTGGACTCGCTAGAAGATTATGTTGAAAACTCTGTAGCATTTGAAGATGCTCAAGAGTCTGTCAATCATCTTCACCAGATCGTACTCGATGTCGAAGACAAGGTTGATTTGGAAGATCCGCAGGAAAGTATGCAACGTATTGAACTGTTCGAGCCAGAAGAAGATATAGCCAAGTACATGAAACTCGGACTCAATGAAGAGTACGATTACGACATACAGTTCTCCCCCCGAGATCTTGTTATGGTCGGTGGTCGAAGAGGTGCAGGTAAATCGGTTATATGTGCAAACATTGCTAATAATGTTTATGCTAGTGGTAAGTCTGCTATCTATTTCACTATTGAGATGGATAGTAGGGCTATCCTACAACGATGCTGTTCTATTGCTACAGAAATCCCTTTTTCTCGTCTGAGATCCAAAAACCTTAGTATTACTGAGTGGGAACAAGTGGCAGGATGGTGGGCAGCTCGTTATGTTGATGGACAAGACCGCTTGACGGAATATAAAGAACACCGTGACTTCGCAAAACTGCATACCGTGCTCAAGAACAAGTGCGAGCTTCTCCCGACTCAGCAGTTGATTGTAGAGTACGACCCTTCTTTGACACTCTCGAAGATTCGAGCTGTGCTAGATAAGAAGGTTAGGCAGCATGACGTAGGAGTCATTGTTGTGGACTATATAAACCAAGTCAAGCGGTCTAGTTTACCTTCACGCGGAGGACAGTATGACTGGACTGAACAGATCGAAGTAAGTAAGGCGTTGAAGTCCATGGCACAGGAATATGATTGCACAGTATTCTCACCCTATCAAACAGACGCAAGTGGTGAAGCTCGTTTTGCCAAAGGTATTCTTGATGCGGCAGATGCTGCTTATTCTCTAGAAACTTGGGATCACGAAGATGCGTGTATTACACTTAACTGTGTAAAAATGCGTTCAGCTTCCATGAAGTCGTTTACATCAACAGTAGACTGGGACACACTGAAAATTGGTCCAGAGTCTGCCCTTACTCCTAAAGAGAAAGAAGATTCCTCATCAAAAACAGGTGAAGAAATTAATGATATTTAAAAATATTTCTTGACAAAGCAACCTTATTCTAGTATAATATACGCATAATTGAAAGAAGGATAAGCATATGACAGTAGAAGAACTATTAGCCTCTAGGGATGTCTATTTCATACCAAAAGGCGCAGATTGTTTAGTTAGTTGTATCAATCCTGAACACTCTGATAGAAACCCCAGTATGCGTGTCGATCGTATCACAGGTATCTTTCAGTGCTTCTCTTGTGGGTATAAGGGAAATATTTTTACACATTTTGGAGAAAAGGCAAACCATCTACAAGTAAGAAGAGAGTTATTCAAGAAACGAATTAAAGAGAAACGGTCTGAAAGTATTGGTTTGTCATTTCCTCGAAATGTTGTCCCCTATGTAGGTAATTGGAGGGACATAAAGCCTGAGACTTATAAAAAGTTCGAGGCATTTCAACACCACGACCCTGATTATATCGGAAGAGTAGTATTCCCAGTACGGGACATATCAGGAAGAATTGTAGCATTTAATGGTCGTCATACCACAGGCGGAACGCCTAAGTATATGATCTCGCCTGCGGGTGCGAAGATGCCTTTATTCCCTGTAGTAGAGCCGATACAAGGTTCTGTTATACTAGTAGAAGGTATATTTGATATGATAAACTTGCATGATAAAGGACTAGACAATGCAGTTTGTACTTTTGGAACAAAGAATATCAATGAAGATAAGTTAAAAATGTTGTCTATACAAGGAGTAGATAGTATAGACGTATTTTTTGATGGAGATGATGCAGGACAGGACGCATCAAAAGTAATACAAGAGATGTGTGAGCGAGTAGGCTTAACATCGCGTAATGTATGTTTAAAGGATACAGATCCTGGTGCATTACCATTATCCACAGTTCAAAAACTAAAGAGTAAATTATACAGTTGATAAAAAATAATTCTTGACTTTTTGTCCCACTTTAGGTAAAATATTACCTAAGGAGTGAAATTATGAATTGGACAAATAAAATAATAGTGTGTAAGAAGAAAGCCTATACTATTGAGGATTTCATAGATATTTGTATATCTTCATGGACAAGAACAGAAGCAGCAAAACATTTTGACTGCTCCGAAAAAACTTTAGGTCAGGTCTTAAAAGAACAGATACCAGAACTAGAACCCTCTACAGCACCTCTAGGGAAGAGACTGCTTAGTTTACTAGAACTAAAAAAGTGTTCAGCTTGTGGTGAAGTGAAAATTTTTGAGGAGTTTCATGTTGATAAGTATAAAAAAGACGGAAGAACAAGTCAGTGTATCGAATGCCGGCACGCTTCCGAGAAAGTTTACAGAACAGAAAACCCTGAAAAAATTGCAGCAAAGACAGCAAAAAGAAGGTCGGCTAAACTTAAGAGAACCCCAGAGTGGGCAAACCTTTCGCATATAGAAGAATTTTATGCAAACTGCCCAGAAGGATATGAAGTAGACCACATTATCCCCTTACAAGGCAAGAACGTATCAGGGCTTCATGTAGAAAATAATTTACAGTATTTAACTGTAGTAGAAAACAGAACTAAATCAAATAAATACGGAGAAGAGTAATGACAGGCACTCTAATAAAGCCTAAAGTAGCTATCGTAGAGACTAAACCAAGTAAAACCAATTACGCACGAGAGTTCGATGGAGAGTTTGAATTTGACCAGTATCAACTGTGTTCCGATCCAACTATTAAAAAAGTATTGAAGCGCAATTGCGACATTGAGATAGACATAGATGCGTATGACTGGTTAGTACTTGTAGGGAGTGATGCTCTGAAGTATTTCACCCCCATTAACTCAGTTACAGAATATTCAGGCAAGAAAGTAGAAGGTAAATTTCTGCCGGTAATTAATCCAGCGATGCTTACGTTTAAACCTGAGGCAAGACGCACTTGGGAAGATTCAAAGCAAAGTATTATAGATTATATTACTGATAACAAGCAAGACACAGTTATCACAGAGGACAATGCTTGGGGTATTCAAAACACTGAAGAAGCCAACGCCTTTATTCAGGCATCTATAGACGCTCCAAGCCCCTATATTGCCCTCGATTCGGAGACTACAGGTTTGTACCCGAGAGATGGATATATGCTTGGTATTTCCCTATCGTATGAGAGGGATAAAGGTGCTTACATTGATACAGAGTGCTTCGACGAAACTACAGAACAATTATTACAAGAGTTATTCGACAAGAAGGTCGTAGTGTTCCATAACGCTAAGTTTGATATGGCTTTCTTTGAGTATCATTTTAATTTTAAATTTCCTCGTTTTGAGGACACTATGCTACTGCACTATCTCATAGATGAGAACCCCGGCACACATGGGTTGAAGCAGTTAGCGATGAAATTTACTAAGTATGGCGACTATGAAAAACCAATGTATGATTGGATTAATGCCTACCGCAAAGAGCACGGCATACTTAAAAACGATTTCACTTGGGACTGTATCCCTTTTGACATAATGAAATTATATGCGGGCATGGATGCTGCGGTAACATTCTTACTCTATGAGAAGTTTGTAAAAATAAAGCAGAACAAGAGACTTGCTAAAGTATACGATAATATATTAATTCCGGGTTGTAGGTTTTTAACCGATATCCAAGATAATGGCGTGCCTTTCGATAAGTCTCGACTGCTCAAATCTCAGTCTTTAATGCAAGACCAGATTGACGAAGCAGTAGCGGAGCTATATAAAGATCCTGCCATTAGTAAATTTGAGAAAATAAATGGAAAAGATTTTAATCCTAACTCTACTGTCCAGCTTCGTAGTCTGTTGTTTGACTATGTTGGTCTCACTCCAACTGGTAAAAAGACTGGCACTGGAGCACATTCGACAGACGCAGAGGTTCTTGAGGACCTGTCTAGACAATCCCACATCCCAGGACTTATATTGGGAATTAGACAGAAATCCAAGATTAAAAATACTTATCTGGACAAAATCTTACCCCAGTTGGATAGAGATAGCCGACTACGTACAGGTTTCAACCTCCATAGTACTACTTCTGGGAGGCTTAGTTCTAGTGGCAAACTCAACATGCAACAACTGCCTAGGGATAACCCTATTGTAAAAGGTTGTATTAAAGCTGCACCGGGACACAAGATTGTTGCGATGGATTTGACCACAGCGGAGGTATATGTTGCCGCTGTGCTTGCTAAGGATAAGGCATTGATAGAGGTATTTCGTTCAGGCGGAAACTTCCATAGTACCATTGCTAAGAAAGTATTTAGATTACCCTGCCCAGTGGAGGAAGTAGCTGAGAAGTATTCTACACAGAGACAGGCGGCAAAAGCTGTTACTTTCGGTATCATGTATGGCGCAGGTGCTAGAAAGATTAGTGAGCAGGTTACTAAGGATTCAGGTAAGCCTTTCACTAGAACGGATGCACAGGACGTGATTGATGAATATTTTACTGCGTTCCACAAACTAAAATCATGGATTGAAGAAAACCAACAGTTTATCCAACAAAATGGATTCATTTACAGCTTCTTCGGAAGAAAGAGGAGATTACCAAATGTCGCATCGTCAGACAAAGGCATCCAGAGCCATAGCGTTAGGTCTGGTCTTAATTTTTTGGTGCAGTCTGCTGCTAGTGATATTAACCTATTAGGTGCTATCGATATGAACGCCTATATAAAGGCGACTGGTATGAAAGCACGTATCTTTGCGTTAGTACACGATTCAATTCTAGCAGAAGTACCAGACGATGAGGTAGACCACTATAAAGAGAAACTCGCAGGGTTTATCCAAATAGATAGAGGTGTCTCTATATCTGGAGTACCTGTAGGTTGTGACTTTGAGATTGTTCACGAAGATTATTCTGGCGGAAAATTCGAGAAGAGGTATGGTGTTCACGTATAAAGATTTTAATAAGATAACCTTCCCCGCATTTTTACTAGATTCAAGTAATTGGGAGAAGTCAGACGGTCTGTTATTCTGCGAGGGCAAGTTAGTAGATGATTCTAATCAGATGGGCGCTACTTTAGGCGCTCGTAGGGTACAGACTCCTTTTAAAGATAAGTATGAACTAAAAAAGGCTGTTACAGCTCCTAACGGTATTTTGAAACAGAGCACGCGCTATTTTGTAGATAATAAAGGTATGCCTTTTATATATGAAAAAACGCGGTTTATGCCTTTAAAGTATTTGAAGATTAGAAAAGTGGAGCGGAAAGAGTATGCTACACTTATATGGGTAAAAGGGCATAATGCTCCTTTTACCGTGCCGCGCCCTCCCGAAGATGGACACGCATGGGCAGGGATTTTGCATTTACATGGATTACCGTGGATGCTTTACGAGTACTCTACAGAGAAACTCAAAGACACTAGAAGAAAAGTATAACTTATGGGTAAACGACGAAAAACTCTTGCGGGTGTAAATTTTGACCTAAGAGAGATTGAACCTTTAACACGCAACCAACTTAGAGCATTTGAATCGGGTAAGAACCTCGTTCTTCATGGACTTGCAGGAACAGGAAAAACCTTTATCTCATCATACCTAGCGTTTGATGATATGACAAAAGGCGAGTACCAGAAGCTGATTATTATACGCAGTGCAGTTCCTACAAGAGATATTGGTTTCCTGCCCGGAACAGAGAAGGAGAAAGCCTCAGTCTATGAGGAGCCTTATAAAGATATTGCTAATGATTTATTCAGTAGAGGGGATGCTTATGAAATCCTCAAACAGAAAACTTTAGTAGAATTTATGACTACTTCTTTTATACGAGGGATTACACTTAGAGATGCGGTTATTCTTGTTGATGAGTGCCAAAATATGTCTTTTCACGAGCTAGACTCTATTATTACTCGTATTGGTGAGAATTGTAGAGTTATTTTTTGTGGGGACTTCCGTCAAGCAGACCTGAAACAGAACGGGATGCAGGACTTCATACAAATCTTGAAACGTATGAGTTTATTCAACTTTATTGAATTTGAGGTTGAAGACATTGTGCGATCCGACTTTGTTAAGACTTATATTATTGCTAAGAATGAACTTGAGCTGTGAAGGCAGTCATAAGTCATAGAATATATATGGATTGTAGTGCTGAACTGCAAGAGAGTATCGATAAAGAACTCACATATACTATTCCTTCGCACAACCCACACGATCCGCCCCAAGTTATTAAAAACATGGGCATTATTCGTAACGGGTTAGTATCACTACCAATAGGGCGTACGGATTTAATACCAGAGCACTATGAAATAGTCGATAAGCGGATAAAGAAGCCAGTAGATTTTCCTGAGTTTAAGTTTGAACTACGAGAAAGTCAACAGAAGGTTTATGATGAAATCGAAGACAATGCTATAATTAACGCATGGGTCAGTTGGGGTAAGACATTTACAGGTCTCGCAATAGCAGGCAAATTAGGTCAAAAAACACTCGTTGTTACCCATACTGTCCCTCTGCGTAATCAGTGGGCAAAAGAAGTAGAAAAAGTATTTGGGTTTACTCCTGGCATCATAGGCAGTGGTAGGTTTGAACTTGACGCTCCTATCGTTATTGGGAATACTCAAACTTTATACCGCAATATAGAGAAGATTCGTAAGGAATTCGGCACTGTCATACTTGATGAGATGCATCATGTTAGTAGTCCGACCTTCTCTAAGATTTTAGATACAAATTACTGTAGATATAAGATAGGATTATCGGGAACTATAGAAAGAAAGGACGGTAAACACGTTGTGTTTAGAGATTACTTTGGTAATACTCTCTTTAAGCCGCCTAAAGAAAACTATATGACCCCTACAGTACACATAGTACCTTCCGAGATACGCTTTATGGATGGTGCTAGAATACCGTGGGCTAATAGAGTAACAAAATTAGCAATGGATGAGGAATATCAACACACAATCAGTATGCTTGCTGCGGCCTACGCCGCAAGAGGGCATAAAGTGCTAGTAGTAAGTGATCGAGTGAGCTTTTTGAAGCGTTGCGCGGAGCTTACTGGAGACAAAGCAATATGTGTTACGGGTGACGTAGCACACGAGGACAGAGAAACGCTTGTAGATCAAATTCTCTACGGGGATGCAGAAGTTTTGTATGGTACGCAAGCAATTTTCTCGGAAGGGATATCCGTAGACAGCCTGAGCTGCCTTATTTTAGGCACTCCGGTTAATAATGAACCTCTACTCACACAGCTAGTGGGTAGGGTGATACGAAAGAAGGAAGGTAAGATTGACCCTGTTATTATAGATATTCACTTGAAAGGAAATACTGCTAGAAAGCAGGCTTCTAACAGAGTGGGTTTCTATATGAAACAGGGTTGGAACATGAAGTACCTTTAAAATAATTCTTGACAACTTACTTAAACTTCGGTATAATATATGCTCTTATTTGATTGGAAGAAGGTTTACGATACGGCAGAGGGGAACATTTCCTCATGTAATTTAATTATGGAAATGCTCATAAAAGGGCAGATCCCTAAAAATACATACGACCCTATCTATAGATTTTCTCAGATGAACTTTCACGGGGACTCCTTTCTGGTGCATCCTGAATTTCTTCTGTACAATTCTTATAAGTATACACACCGAGAGCTTAGTATTTATTACGCACTTTCTTCTTTAAGAAGTTATGCAGAATACTTAGCCTCAAATAAACTTACGCTAGATTCACTGCATTGTCCCGTGGATTTAGATACTATTAAAGACAACAGGCTACTCATTGTAGAAGAGAAAGATATTACTTTTATATATGAAGAAGTCCAACTGGAGACTATACACTAATGGCTATTGCATTTAACCAACAAAAGGGCTCTGCCCAAAAAACATCTATCGACAGCTTTCGGTTTGTTGATGGCGACAACAAAATGCGTATCGTAGGAGACATTCTTGCTAGATACGTCTACTGGATCAAGGGCGAAAACGGAAAAAACATTCCTATGGAGTGCCTTTCTTTCGATAGGAACGCTGAACGATTTAACAATGTAGAGAAAGACTGGGTTCGTGAATACTTCCCAGACCTGAAATGTGGCTGGAGCTACGCTACTCAGTGCATTGACGGTGGGAAAGTAAAAGTAGTAAACTTAAAGAAAAAACTTTGGGAGCAAATTATCACTGCTGCTGAAGATTTGGGCGACCCTACTGATCCTGAGACTGGTTGGGACATTTGTTTCAAACGAGTAAAAACAGGTCCACTTCCTTACAATGTTGAGTACCAACTACAAGCTCTCAAATGTAAGCCACGTGCTCTGACCGACGAAGAGAAAGAAGCTATTGCTGAATTAAAGTCTATGGACGATGTAATGACTCGTCCTACTCCTGACGCTCAGAAAGAACTTCTTGATAGGCTTCGTAACCAAGGTAATGAAACTGATGACGAAGCATTAGAGCAAGAGTTTAATGTAGGATGATTCTCTTTACGGCAGACTGGCACATAAAGCTGGGACAGAAAAATGTCCCAGTAAAGTGGGCTACAAACCGTTATCAGATGTTCTTCGAGCAAGTCTATGAGTTAGAGAAAGAGTGTACCATGCACATTATCGGGGGCGATCTTTTTGATCGTCTCCCGAACATGGAGGAGTTGGAACTTTACTTCAAGTTTATTCGTGGAGTAAAGATTCCAACAATTATATATGACGGGAACCACGAAGCTACAAAGAAAAACAAAACTTTCTTTACTCAGCTAAAACAGGTGTCTCGGGATATAAACCCTCTAATAAACATTGTTGATATATCTTATATCGACGAAGGTTTAGGTTATGGTATATTACCTTACGCTGACCTACATAGAAAAGGCGCTATAGATCATTTTGATACGCGTATGCCTTTGTTCACTCATGTCAGAGGAGAGATACCTCCTCACGTTAAACCGGAAATCGACCTAGACCTTCTAGCAGGTTTCCCTGTAGTATTTGCAGGCGATTTACACGCTCATTGCAATACTCAACGAAATATTGTATACCCTGGAAGCCCCATGACTACATCATTTCACAGAAGCAAGGTAAAGACCGGATATCTGTTGATTAATGAGAATAATTGGGACTGGATGTGGGAAGCATTTACCCTTCCACAACTTATTCGGAAAACAGTCAATAGCGAAAGCGAGATGGTTCCTACTGAGTTTGATCACACGATTTACGAAATAGAGGGTGATATACAAGACCTTGCAGCAGTAAAGAATTCAGAACTGCTGGATAAGAAAGTAGTACTTAGGAAGTCGGAAGCAAGTCTCATAATTGATAAAGATATGTCAATACAAGATGAGTTAGTAGAGTATCTAAACTATATTCTAGAAATAAACCCTGAGAAAGTACCAGACATCATAGGAACATACAATGATTACACTTCAAACATTGAAATGGGATAACTGCTTTAGTTATGGTTCTGGTAATGAGTTACAATTAGACGACAACACTGTTACACAAATTCTTGGTACTAACGGTATGGGGAAGTCCTCCATACCGTTAATTATCGAGGAAGCGTTGTATAATAAGAACTCTAAAGGAATTAAAAAAGCAGATATCCCGAATCGTTATGTAAATAATGGTTATAACATCTATCTATCTTTCACGAAAGACGAAGATCGTTATGAAATAACCATTAATAGAAAAACAAGTATTAAAGTTAAGTTAGAAAAGAACGGCACTGATATATCTAGTCATACGGCTACTAACACATATAAGTCTGTTCAAGAAGTTCTAGGCGTTGACTTTAAAACATTTTCTCAATTAGTATATCAAAATACAAATGCAAGTTTGCAGTTTTTGACTGCTACAGATGCGAATAGAAAGAAGTTCCTGATTGATTTGTTACACCTAGAGAAGTATGTTGAGTTATTTGAAGTATTTAAAAGTGCCTCAAGAGAGGTATCAATAGTATCAACATCGATAGCAGGGAAGTTAGCAACCGTTGAAAAATGGTTAAAAGATAATAAATTGAGTGATACTTCCATACTGCCACTGTTAGATTTAGAAATTGATACATCTGAAGATGAAAAGACTTTACGTTCTTTAACGATAGAAATTGAGAATATTTCTGAGAAAAATAAAAAAATTCAAACAAACAATCATTACAAGAAGATGCTCGACCAAATAGATATTGCATCTATACAACAATCCTCTGTGACTGAGTTACAGTCTTATGACCATTTGCAAGAGGAGATGGGATCTTTACAGGCAGTCGCTACGGGTGCTCAACGGACTCTGACAAAGTTAGAAAAAATTAAGGACAAGTGCCCTACTTGCGATCAGTCTATCGATATTTCTGTCGAGACGGTAATGATTAAAGTAGAGCGTGAGAAATTTTCTGACGCGAAGGAGAGAATCAATGAGATTAAACCAGAAATTATCCGAATTAAAACAGATAATCTTGAGTTCGAGCGTTGTAATACGGCTAGAAAAGATTGGGAGGATTTGTACCGTGCGTATTCGCCAGATTTGCCTACCTCTTTGTTGGACAAGGCAGAGCTTGATAATCGCTTGTCTAGCGTTCAAGAAAGACTACGCAACGCAAAGGGACGACTGGAAGTACTCGCGTCCGAAAACGAGCAGATAACCCGTCGAAATACCCGAATACAAGTTATACAAGAGCAGACTGATGAGTTTCTTGCACAACTTGAAGTATATTTGGAAAAGTTAGAGAAAAATCGCAAGTTAGAGTCAAACCTGGACATACTGAAGAAGTCCTTCAGTACCAACGGCTTATTGGCTTATAAAATTGAAAACCTTGTCGGAGAACTCGAAGAATTAGCTAATGAATACTTAGCCGAGCTTTCTGATGGCAGGTTTACACTAGAGTTTATCGTATCGAATGATAAATTAAATGTGCAAATTACTGATAATGGTAATGTTGTGGACATTCTTGCCTTATCTTCCGGCGAGCTAGCCCGTGTAAACACTGCCACTCTGATAGCGATTCGGAAGCTAATGAGTAGTATTTCTAAGTCTAAAATCAATGTATTATTTTTGGATGAAGTTACAAATGTTCTAGATGATTCAGGAAGAGAGAAGCTAGTAGAAGTTCTATTAGGGGAAGACCTTAATACTTATATAGTTTCTCATGGTTGGTCGCATCCTTTGTTAGAGAAAATTGAGGTCGTCAAGGCTGGTAATATCAGCAGATTGGAGTAATTATGGTAGATTCAAGAGCAAAGGGAGCGCGTGGTGAGTATCTTGTAAGAGATATGCTACGAGAAGCTACTGGCTTAAAATTTGAAAGAGTACCCGCCTCGGGCGCTCTTGAGTATCTGAAGGGGGACTTATATGTCCCCAATCAGAGAAATTATTATTGCATTGAGGTTAAAAACTACAAAGATTCTCCACTAAGCGACAAGGTCTTTACCCAGAGAAAGACAAATAATCTTACAAGATGGTGGAAGAAGATAGTAGTCCAAGCAGCAGGAGGCGATCAAAAGCCTATGTTATTTTTTAAATATGATCGATCCAAGGTATTTGTAGTGACAGAAGAAAAACCAGAAAACACAGAAGAGTACCTGTATATTCGGTTCTTGGACTGTTTCGTACTACTAGCGGAAGATTGGTTGAAAACAGAAAAAGTGGAGTGGATAGGTGGCTTTTAATTTTAATGAACGACTAGGAGGTGCGGAAGGCACTACCTTAGTTGTAGATGCACTAAACCTAGCCTTCCGTTGGAAACATCAAGGCAGAACAGATTTTCGACATGATTATGTAGCAGTAGTAAAATCATTAGCAAACTCTTATAATTGTGGTAGGATAATTATTACCGCAGACTGGGGATCTTCTAGTTATAGAAAAGAGATTTTACCTGAATACAAACAGAATCGAAAAGATAAGTATGCCACACAAACTGAAGCTGAGAAACAAGCATTTACAGACTTCTTTGAAGAGTATGAAGAAACACTAGAGCTATTAGCAGAGGACTACCAAGTTCTTCGTTTTAAAGGTGTAGAGGCAGATGATCTTGCTGCCCACCTTGTAAAACGTAAGAAGGACTATGGTTTAGAAGAAATCTGGTTAGTATCTAGTGACCGAGATTGGGACTTGTTAATACAGGATAAAGTAAACCGCTTCTCATATGTTACTAGAAAAGAAGTAACTATAGATAACTGGGGTGAGCATTATAATGTTTCTCCAGAGGAGTACATATCCTTCAAGTGCCTAACAGGTGATAAAGGGGATAATGTCCCAGGCATTACGGGTATCGGACCGAAACGCGCAGAACAACTTATAAAAGCCTATGGCGATGCTATGACTATTTATGACAATGTTCCTATAGCGGGAAGCTATAAATATATTCAAGAGTTAAACGCAAACGCAGAAGTTCTCTTGAAGAATTATGAGTTAATGGATTTAGTAACATATTGCGATGAAGCAATAGGGGTGGACAATTTGTCCGAGATCGAGGAGAGAATGGTTTAATGGATCAGTATCAAAGTTTTATTCATAAGAGTCGCTATGCCAGATGGCTAGAAAACGAGGGTCGTAGAGAGACCTGGGACGAGACAGTAAATCGTTATGTTGATTTCTTCGTAGAAAGGGAACAGTTGAACGAACATGAAGCATTAGAATTATTTAATGCTATACATAATTTAGAAGTTATGCCTTCTATGAGATGTATGATGACAGCAGGAGAAGCACTAAAGCGTGATAACGTTGCGGGCTTTAACTGTAGTTATTTACATATTGACCATCCACGAGCTTTTGACGAGCTTATGTATGTGTTGATGTGTGGAACGGGAGTAGGCTTTAGTGTAGAACGTAATTTTATTGCTAAACTACCAGAAGTAGCTGAAACCTTCCATAAAACAAATTCTACTATTGTAGTAAGCGATAGTAAACTAGGATGGGCGAGTGCTTTCCGTGAGTTGATTGCTATGCTATATGCAGGTAAATTACCTCAATGGGACATGAGCCGAGTAAGACCAGCAGGTGCTAGGCTTAAAACTTTCGGCGGTAGAGCAAGCGGTCCTGAACCACTACAGGATCTTTTCCAGTTTTGTGTTGGAGTATTCCAAAAAGCAGCTGGACGTAAGTTAACTAGTATTGAATGCCATGATGTATGCTGTAAGATTGCAGACATCGTAGTAGTAGGCGGCGTGCGTCGTTCTGCATTGATTAGTCTTTCTAATCTTTCAGACCAGCGTATGTCAAAAGCTAAATCAGGTCAGTGGTGGGTAGACCAAGGCCAAAGACGACTGGCTAATAATTCTGTAGCATATACAGAGAAACCTGATTTTGAAGCGTTTTTACAAGAGATGAAGAATCTTTATGAGTCTAAGTCTGGTGAGCGTGGATTGTTCAGTCGAGTAGCGGCACAAAAGATCGCAGCTCGTAACGGACGTAGAGATGCTGAACAAGATTTTGGAACTAATCCTTGTTCAGAGATTATTCTACGAAGTAATGAGTTTTGTAACTTATCTGAAGTAGTAGTTCGAGCAGATGATACACTAGAAACTCTAAAAGAGAAAGTGCGTAAAGCTACAATTATTGGTACTTTACAATCTACTCTTACAGATTTCCGATACTTACGAATACGCTGGAAGCGTAATACAGAAGAAGAGTGTCTACTAGGTGTAAGTTTGACGGGTATCATGGATCATGAGATTCTTGGCAATCCTGAATCAGAAATACTGCCTCAGTGGTTGGAGGAAATGAGAGATGTTTCAATCGAAACAAATAAAGAATGGGCTGAAAAACTTGGAGTTAATCAGTCTACAGCTATTACTTGTGTTAAACCTAGCGGCACTGTGTCTCAGCTTGTTGATAGCGCTTCCGGGATTCATCCTCGTTTTAGCAAGCATTATATTCGCAGAGTTCGCTCAGACAAGAAAGACCCGCTTGCTATCTACATGGAGCAAGCAGGATTCCCAGTAGAGCAAGATGTAATGTCGCCTTCGTCAGTAGTATTTAGTTTCCCTGTGAAGTCTCCAGAAACAAGTACTGTTGTAAAAGAAGTCGGTGCAATGCACCAGCTAAGACTGTGGAAAACATACCAGAATCATTGGTGTGAACACAAGCCAAGTGTAACAGTCTACTACACAGATAGCGAATATCTACAAGTAGCACAGTGGATCTGGGATAATTTTGATCTTTGTTCGGGCATTAGTTTGCTTCCTACAAGTGATCACACTTATCAGCAAGCTCCATACGAGGACATTGATGAAGAAGAATATACTAAACTTCTTGGCTCAATGCCGCAAAACATAAATTGGGAAGAGCTATCTCAATTTGAAAAAGAAGACAACACAACCGGATCACAAGAACTCGCCTGTGTAGGCGGAGCATGTGAAATTGTATAATACAAGGACATTATAATGACTGAAGTAACTGAAAATGCAGGCGCTTGTTTAGCGTGTGAGGGGGTAAAAAATGGAAATATTAAAATTTAGTGCGGCTTGGTGTCAGCCTTGTAAAATGTTAGCTAAAACCTTAGAGGGGTTAGACTTGCCTTATTATGTTAAGCATATCGATATCGACCTCGATTCAGACCTAGCGGCAGAATATCGAGTACTGAGTGTGCCAACAATGATACTTGTAGATGGTCATGGAACAGAGTTCAGTAGACTAGTAGGTATACAATCTAAATCCGATATAGAGGAGTGGGTAGCGTGAGTAACTTACTAGAAGAGAGAGTACTATAAACCTTCAGAGTGGCTAGACTATATTCTTAATGGAGTTGAGCACACTAACTTTTTTGAAAACAGAGCCACTGAGTACTCAAAAGCGAGTACTACAGGTAATTGGCAAGATATATTTAAATAGGAATAATTATGACAGAACAAGCACAAACTATTAATCTCAACGATAAAGAGTATAATATCGATGATCTTAGTGATAAAGCTAGGTATATTATAAGTCAGTTACAAGACTTAAATCAGCAATCTTTGCAGCTAAAAACTAAGTTAGACCAGGTTGAGGTAGCTTCAAAAGGCTTCACAAACCTTCTAGTAGAAGAAGTAGAGAAACCAGAAGAAGAGTAGCAGAAAGGGGGCGTAAGCCCCCCTTTTTTATAGTGTTGAAATTATTTCCCCTCCAAAGCCTCTATTCTTGCAGTAAGATCCTCTATTAATTTATTTTGGTCTTTCAAAGCTTTTAGCATAGGAGTAATTAACTTTCTGTAGCCAACACCTACTAACGTTTTGTTGCCTTCATTATCAACGTCATACTCGCAAAAATCTGTATTAACGAGTTCAACATCTTCAGCAATCAAACCATATTCAATTTCAGAGCTATAAGTATCTAAATAATTCTTAACTGTCTTAGTATGTGTTTCCTCACCTACCTCAAAAGTTTCATCTGTTTTTTCATACTCTCTATAATTAAATGACACTGGGGATAGATTGTATAACCAATCAATATTACTTAAGTCCTGTATGTTTGCTTTACTTTCGCGAATTGACGAAAGGTAGCCCATTTCACCCGAAGACGTTATATATACATCTCTAGATCCGTATGCGATACCATTACTGTAAACGACAGGAGCCCATAACTCTCCATTATAGTTTATATACATACCAAGTGTGTTATTTACGCCGTTGCGTGAGTAAAACTCTAGCTTACTACTGGCATTGGTGCCAACACCCGCGCCATGAGTAGTAGTTGATACACATTTAATCTGCGAGGCGTACTCAGCTTGCCCTGCATCTGTTCCTGAAAAAACTATATGACCAATCACATCATCCGCAACTATAGTGCCATCATTATTCACTAAGTTTAATATAGGTCCGTCCGACGCATCTCCTAAATTACTTAGGCACATCACAGGATCACCGTCAACCTCGAACGTTATCGCATCTCCTGCACCACCTAAGTAGCCTTCGACGGTAGTGATAGAGGTATCTCCGTCTGCATCATCGATACCGCTTGCATTACCTGTAAGAGGACCTGAAAAACCGGTGGCTGTGACAGTGCTATTAAACGTAGCCGCTCCTCCAGATTCAATGGACGCGACTTCCGCGCTGCCTGCATATAATTTTAAATCGTTTCCAGTAGCACCAATACCTACAATAGTACCCGTGGCGTTATCAGCAAAGGTTATATATTGATTCGCATCGGTAGACTTGAATCTAGCAGTTTCTTCAAGCGCATTCTCAACTTGTAACGGTGCTACCAGAGAGGCACCATTCACACCTATACCTACAAAGCCGTCGTGGTTAATGCGCACTACTTCGTCAAGAGTGCTATCTGCCTGAGAAACAAAAAACGCCAATCCTGTACTTTCATCTGTATCATCATCATCCTCCCTCATTGCTGCTATAGAAGCACCTGTTAGAGGGGTAGCATTATCAGAAGCAATCTTAAACTTGATACCTATGCCGGAGTTCGTGGTCTGGTCTACAACGTTACTAACTGTATCAGTAGCCGAAATTTCCACAGGGTAATATATAGTATCAGCAGTTATAGTTTGTTCAACATGTAACAATGTATTTGGGTCGCTAAGTCCGATTCCCACCTTACCTTCGTGACTAATACGCATATGTTCTGTAACAACGTCATTATCATCGCCACTAAGATTGTTTTGTGTTAAAAACCTTAAAGCTGTTCCAGGGGAGGCAGACTCGAAGATGGCTTGTATTTGTGCCTGCACCTCTGTTGTATCATTGGTATAGCTGGCATCACTTGCTTTAAACTCTAGAGTGCCTAGAATTTGGTCGATTGATGCAGTTGTATCAGTATTTGTCAGTCTTATGGTGGGGTTATCTGCTTTTCTAACTTCAAAGTCTGTATCTGGCACAAAAGATGCGGTGCCTACGCCCAATTTACCATCTGCAATATTTATCCCAACGGCACCGGTACCCGTGCCCGCACCCAGTTGCATAATGTGAGTATCATTACTAAACTGAATTAAGCCTCTGGTTTGGAATCCTGCCGAAGCGTCATTAAATGCTAGATAACAATTATTGCCGTCTCCTGATGTTATATATTGGCTTACATTTCCAGAGTTTTTAACCCATACTCCACCGGTACCGGATTCGCCATCAAGGGTACTCTGAAGCGTAAGTACTCCATCTGCTGTGAGTGTCATATCTGCAGCAGCAGCAGCAGTATCAACAGTTGTTATAGCCAAATCTCCATTAGAACCTACTGTTAATGTGGCTGTATCATCTGTAGCACCTGTCATGGTAATTACTTTACCGTCTATTGCTACATCATCAACTGTTAATGCAGTTAAAGTGCCTAAAGATGTAATAGCTGTTTGAGCGGCCGTCGTAACTGTAGCCGCAGTACCGCTTGCATTACCTGTAAGATCACCTGTAACATTACCAGTTACTTGAGTAGTTGTTAGAACTCCTGTACTTGGGTTATATGTTAATCCTGTGTCAGTTTCAATTCCTTGAGTTCCAGTAGCACCATCAACGAATGTTGGATATACTGTCTCGTCGGCGGTATTGTTAGCAGTTGCAGTAACAGAAGTTGC